GATGATTACTCATTATCTAAATCCCCTTGTTTGTTTATTTTTTTAAATGCCTTTTTTAATCTTTTATCTTGTGCCGCTGATTCACGTTCACCATTATCCATTTCAAATAAATCTTTACGTCTTTGAATAGCAATTTTAGCATTAGCGACTTTCTTAATTTTGTCTAAAGCATCTCGTTTTTGTTTAATTGTATCTTTCTTACCTTGACTACCTTCAGATGGTTTTTTTGGTAGTGATTCAATTGGTTTACTTTGTTCAATTTCTTTATTTACATCAAGCTTGATAAAGCCATGATTCATTATTCTTCGTGCTTCTGTGTTATCTATAATACCAGCACCTTTCAAACTTACAGCACTAACACTACGTTTACTGAGAAGATCAGCTTCGGAACTTTCATTAATATATACGTCATTCCAAACCGGATCATAATCAAATACTCTACTTTCACTTGCAGCAAATAACAATGAATACATGCGTATTAATTCTGGTGAGTATGTAAAATTTTGAACATCTTTAATGTCATTATAATAATCAGTATAGCTTGTTTCAGCACCAGTTACTTTACCAATTTGCATACCCTGTAATAAATGTGTTGGCATAACTAATACAGCAGCGGTGGCTTGTACTAAATAATCATAAAACTCTTTTGGTGAAATAGAACTAGGGTTATGAACTTTCATTGTATATTTTTCATCATTCACAAAAAAACCATGATGCTTTGCTAATTCCTTTTCAACTTGTTTTTTTTCAGTTGGATCAAGTCCTTCTTTAGTAACTTGAAATAATCCACGAGAAAACCATTTGAGAATTTCCCCTATCGCAATATCAACATCTGCAATTGATGAAATGATATTTCTTAAAATATCAACCTTAGATATGCCAAATTGACTAAATGGAAGTTCATCTTCCTTAAAATGTAAAATTCTTTCTGGATGAATAAATCTTTCTTGTCCATTTTTTTGATTTGCATAAAGATAGTGTTGAATTTTCTTTTTACGCCAATATGGACTTTTGTATCTACGTTCAAATAAATTTTCCGGATTGAGTATTTTTAATTGTCTTGGCTCTGCCCCCCCTGGTATTGGTTTACTTAAAAAATCTTTTTGTGCCGGATCATCAGTATCAAATTCCATAAGTAAAAACCCATCACCATAAACACCAACGCACAATGAAACTATTGTGAGTTTATGAAATAAATTAGTTCTACGATTAAAAATATTAACAATGATTTGTTCAGCAGACGATGGTTCTTTTTTATCTTTTATTCTAAGAAGCGTAAAACCTGCTTTGAAAGTATCTCTACTTTTTTTCGTAAGACCCTTCCAAAAGAACGGTGCGGTAAATGCCATTTGTCTGCGTAATGCAGGTGTTAAAGCATCTAACGAGTATTTTAATGATTCTACATCAAATTCTTGAGATTCAAAAACATCATCTTCTTTAACAGGTTTTGGAATATCTATTCTACTTGAACGAATATATGTATTCATAAACTTGTTATATTTATCAAATAGCGTGGGCATTTTATCTATTTCTCCATCTATCTAGAAAATTTTGTTTACTCCAATTATGACCACTAAATGCGGGTGGTCGATAAAATGGTCTATAATCGGTAACGCCATAACGAAAGGCATCACATGTGTGGTCATATTCTTTAAGTGGTATTTCAGTTCCTGGCTTATATCTATATCCTTGATGTTCTTGTATGAAATTTAAACATGATTTATCTATTAACGCTTTATTTCCCTTAAATATTGAATTGACTTTCGATACTCCACTAGCGACATCATTATCTCCTTTATCTATAGGAACACCGAGTTCATATGTTTGTTTAATCAAATCAGCAGCGGATGGATCACAATAAATTTTTCTAAATTTATATTGTTTATGTAACTTAGCTATTCTTTTGGCAAGTTCGTGAGATGACATATCCTTCCCATAGAGTTCTTCTTTTACGATTAATCGTTTATCTTCGGTTACGCCAATAACAATAACAGCATATGGATTTGTTAATCCCCAATCAACACCAGCAATATAATAACTTACTGGTATATCTTTAAAATCTCCAACATGTTTTGCTGGATTAAATGTTTTATAAATTGCACCTTCAAACATACCCCATTTACCATTTAAATATCGTCTTATCCAATCTTCATCCCAAAGTTGTTCTTTTTCTTTAATATAAGCATCATATTCTGGAAGAAGAACATTATCATAAGTAGTAGTATCAAAATGGACATATCCATCTAATTTTTTCAAATAGAAATACTTATAAATCCAATGCATCTCGCTACCTGGATTAGTTGTAAGTAACGCAAATCTATTTTTTAAATTACCTGTTCCGGATAAACGACCCATTAACTGATGAAAAACATCTTCTTGAATATCAACAGGTTCATCCATTCCAATGAAATCTAAACCATGACCAGCAAGTTTACGTTGATCATCACATGAACGAAATAAAATATATGAATTATTATAAAACATAATTTTCAAATTGCCAGGAGAATGCCAAACTCCTTTAATGATTTTTAAACCTATCTTTTTATCATCTAATTGTTTTTGATAAAGTTCAGCTTCTTTCAAAACAGTTTCAAAGACAACAGAACGAAGTTGTGGTCCTGTTTGCGAAACTAACATTCCAATAACATCACCATGAGATAAACATGCTTGAATCGCTGCATGAGCAAGAATTATAGTTTTACCAGCACGAAATGCACCACTATACAATATTGCCCTATCTTTTTTAACCGATTTAAGTACATCAACTTGCTTTGGTAAAAAAGACCTTGGATATTCTATATCTAATATTTTATCCATAATAAGAAACTCCCACCTACCTTCCCGACATTTCTTGCCAACTCCTGTAATAATAATTATCAGAGAATAATATATTTCTCTCTAATAAATAAATATAGTGAAACATATAGAAATATAATAAAGATTATATAATTTTCTCTTCATTCCCATCATATACTTTTCCATTTATAATACACCTACCATTTATAATTATCGGTGTATAAAAAGTAAATGTACCATCACTAAACATATACCAAAATAAGAACTGATGTACCCATGCATTGGGTTTATTTTGTAAATAGCTTGGATTGCGATTACATAAACATCCGATACCGACAGCTTGCTTTGGAAGTGATGAAATGGGAGATAATGCAGTAAATACTTGTGGTTTGTGAACATGTCCTACAAATATCATTTTTTGATATACTCTAACAGTTTTTTCAGCATAATACTTATTCCAATAAAGACCATGTGCAAAATACATATCACCAATACTAAAAACATCATTATATGGTATAATTTTATAATCATCTAAACGAAGATTTCTTTCTACTTCGATAAATCCTTCGTACTGTGTCGAACTTTCTATTAATCTATCAATTCTATATTCGTGATTGCCTATCATAAAGTATTTTTTACAATGTTTTGGTAAAATTGCTTCTATTCTATCTAATATCTCAATTTGGAATTGCTCATATTCCTTTATCAGCCTTTTTCCTTCTACTAATTTTGGCTTATTCCTATTGAAAAACGAAATTGTACCCATGTCTTGCTGATCTCCACCATAGACTAGATGGTGTGGTTTGAAATCTTCAATAAAGTCACATACAACATTTATAGATGCTTTATCATGGTATGGGTAATGAATATCGAATAATGCAATACCTCGTGATTTGAGTGTTATATTTGATGTCATTTCTTTGTAAACACGTAGATAGAAACGTGCTTCTGTAACTGTAATATCTGCTGATTTAGATAATGCAATACGCCCTATTAATGGATTTCGCTGAATATGCTGCATTACATGATTTGGTATTATTTTTTTATTCATTTTATATCACCCGAACATAATTTCATCTTTATTATCTTTTTGTTTTATTTTTGATGGCGAACCGTTAGTCTCTTTAATATGTTGCATAAACGCAGATAAAATATTTCTTAAATCATTACGAATCGTGAGTTCATATTCTTGTGACGTATCAATGAACATCAATAAATCTTTCTCCATGTCAATCATCTTTCCTCTAGCTGTGGGAAGATATCTCAATAACTTGCGTAATATTTTCATTTTTTTACCTCGGCTTTAAATTCTTCAATAGTTTTACCTAAGTTTTGTAATTTTTCACCGCAGAAAGGACAATAATATATTTTTTCTGTATGCGTAAATTCAGTTTCACCATAGTCTCTTGTTTCTGTGTGTGATATTTCTAATCGTGGTACAACGCCAAATATAATCACATCATATGCTCTTGCTAATGCATCACAACAAAATTTTATCATTTTTTCACCTTATCAAAAAATCTTTTAGCAATTAATTCCACAAGTTCTTCATATTCACATATAAATTCTAAATAGGGATATGGTCGATTTAACTTAGGATAATCATACATGGTATCATATGGTATATGCCAATAACTAAGTAGTTCTTTACATTTATCACATAGTTTACAATCTTTCATACAATGAACAATTATTTTCATTTTTTCACATCCTTTTTATCATGAATCGTACCCTGTCCGTTACCAGATTTAAAAAATGGTTCTTTGATGGATTTTGTTTTTTCCTTATCTTTATCGGGTATATCATAAAATTTATGTCCACACTTAGGACATGTCTTTAATGCATTATTGCTGTCTCTTATACACATCTCCGAGCCCACGAGACGGACTCCTATCTCGTATGCCGTCTTCTGCTTGAAAAAAAAAAA